TTGTGTACCATTAAACCTAATACATATCTAACAGCACTATCAGTTGTTTTACCAACCATAGCTTCTACTTTCTGTGTAATTTCACTTACTGTAAAAGCTTGATTACCTTGCCTATTAACTACATCCATTAATGTTTTTTCTAAAGCTGCAGTTGCTTCTCTTGGTTTAGGTAATTGAATTACTCTTGGTGTATTATCACGTCTAATATACTTAGCCAAATATGCTGACATACCTGCTTCGTTTATTAATTTATATTTTAACATAATGCCTAAAGCTTTATGTATATCTTTTGGTACATTACTCATTTTCTTCCTCCTGGACTATCATTATGTTATAAGTTTTACCATCAATATGAGCAGTAAAATCAGCTTGATAGTCATTGTCTACAGCTTGACCATGATCAGTTATTGATGCATCTAAGTTATTAATGAGCAATTGTTCCATTGCTAACATTAATTCATTTATTTCCGATTGTTTGGACACGTTGACCTCCTACTTTTAAATAAATCATCCATTCAAAACT